GGGGGCAGTAATTAGTTGTGGCATTTAACAAGGGATTCTGGAAACCCAACCCCAAACAGGCTGAGTTTCTAGCAATCCCTTGGACTATTAAAGAAGGATTTTATGGGGGTGGAGCAGGTTCTGGTAAGTCTGACGTTCTATTGATGTATGGAATTGTTCATAAATTACATGAGAATCCGTTATTTAAACAGGTTTTCATGCGACGAACATTCCCAGACTTAAAGAAAGAAATTGTTCCACGTTCTAGAGAAATCTATTCAAAATTTGGTGCTACATTTAATGCAACTGATATGGTTTGGACGTTTCCACGTTCAGACCAATTTGGAAGTGGATTTAAGAATGCGGGGGCAATGATATTTCTTGGTCATTGTGAACAAGAGAAAGATGTTCATAATTATGATTCCATGGAAATTTCATTATTTACTCCTGATGAGCTTACTAATTGCACTGAGTACATTTATTTATATATCGGTTTTGAGAGAAACAGAGCACCACGCGATAGCGGATTACCCTCTATTGTCCGTGGGGCTGGTATGCCTGGTGGTATTGGGCATACTTTTGTTAAGAAAAGATTTGTAGACCCCGCTAAAGAAGGTGGGAAGATAATTATTGGTAGGGGTGGAAATAAAAGAATTTACATCCATGCCACACTGGAAGATAATAAAGACCACATTGACCCTAGTTATGCACAATCATTAGATGGAAGGCCCGAGGCCGAACGTAAAGCAAAGAAATTTGGTGATTGGTCAGCATATTTAGGACAAGTTTTTGATGAGTTCCGGGATAAAAAATATCCTGATGAGCCAGAAAATGCATTACATGTAATTCAACCATTTGAAATTCCTGAATGGTGGCCCCGAATGGTAGTTGGAGATTGGGGCTATGTAGCAATGTGTTACATTGGGTTCTTTGCAATTTCTCCAACTGGTAAGATTTATTTATATAGAGAACTTAGTTTCTTTAAAACAAAGATTTCAGTATGGGGTCCACAACTCCGCTCAATTATTGACAAGGAACATCCGAGAGTAATTAAATTTTGTCGTAGTGCAAAGCAAGAGCGAGGACAAGAACATACAATTCAGGAACAGATTGAAACTGAATTGGGTCGCTCAATTGAATTATCTAATAATAGTCCGGGTGCGAGGATTGCGGGGCAACAATTAATTCATGAATACTTAAGATGGAAGCCAAAACCAACAATTCCAGTTGAGGAAATTCCACCTTATAATGAAGAATATGCAATGTGGATTCAAAGAAATAGAACTTCACAAGATTATAAAAATTACTTAGCATTATTTGAACCCCCGGAACCAGAAACTAATATTCCTAGATTACAAATATTCTGCTGTCAAGAAGAAAATCATGAAGGGCATTTTGATTGTTGTCCTATCATGATTGATGCAATTAAAGCCTGTAATTATGATAAACCAAATAATGATAAGCCAGCAGAAGAAGTAGCAGAATGGGCTGGGGATGACCCATATGATACTTTAAGATATGCTGTAGACAGTGCTGAAAATTATTTTAAAGATGCATCAAAAGAATTTGAAAAGATTCAGAAACAACAGAGATTAATTGAAACTTTAAAGAATACTAATGATTGGACTGCATTTTATCGTAATATGCGTAGTACAGAATCAGTTCCTAAGATGCAGGCTGTAAGAAGATTTCATAAGAGACATTAATCATGGGTAATGATACTAAACCAAAACCAGTTAGACAATGTGGTATTGCATTACATGCATTTGATGCTGATACCCATAGACCATTATCTGGTGCTGAATTTGTATTGGGAACTTTTACGGGTAACTTGAATGATGACGGATATATTTATCGTTTTCCATTTGATGAAGGAATTTCTTTGGCTTATGCTATTAGAGCTAAAGACTATGCTACAACTGAAAATGTTCCTATTAAAACAATTTATCCTAATCAACAAATTGAAATTCCAATTAAAAGGATAGTTCCGGTTGTTCCGCCAATTACTCCTGCTGGTTTATTAAATATCAGTGGTAAGAAGTTTTTGGTGAATGGACAGGTTACTCGAATTCAGGAACTTACAGCATTTACTGCATATAGTGATTTTTGTAATGGAAAGGATTTGAAACCTTTCTATGCATTTGCACGAAGTTTAAATGCTAATTGCATTCGTGTATTTGCATCAATTTATAACATTGTAAAATTTGACCCCCGTAGTTTAGACCCTGATTTTAGTAAGTTAAAAGCATTTCTTGAAGAATGTAAATCCGAGGGATTATTTGTAGAAATTAGTTTTGCTGACACCCAATTTGTATTTGATACTAAAGATAATTTTGTTGTGTATTTCAAATCTTTTGTTAATGTAATTAAAGATTATAGTAATATTTTATTTTCATTTTTTAATGAACCCTTTAAGAATGTTCCGAATGGAGTTGATGTAGAATCATTTCTCCAAGAATTAAAACAATATATTCCACTTAATGTAATTTATTCATTGGGGGCATCTAATCATTCAGATGGTTCAGCATATCAACCTACTGGTGATTATACAGAATTACATCCCACACGAGATGAGACTATCGTAGACGGCGAAGCCGAGTGGGTTCGTCATTTAAAAGATGTCTATGATTATCGTGAAGCATATTCAGTACCTTGCATTGCTAATGAGCCAATGGGTGCTGGAACTGCTAGTAATCGCGATAGTAGTCCTATTAGATTCAAGAAAGCCATCGCATTGGCTTCCTTATACGGTAATGTTTGTATTCATTCTACTGCCCTTATTACTTGTGATATTCCTACTGGCATTGAGCTTGAATGTGTTATCGCTGGTTCACAGGGATGGAATGCAATTCCTTCGGAATTCTTAAATGGATATTATACTAGATTTGGACCGGCTGTAGTTGCGCCACCAATTCTAGATGAAGAAAATGGAAAAAGATTCTATTTCTCTGTGTTAGCTGATAAAGCGCGTGGGGTTAGAATCACTGGTAAAACTGATGTAAATTCTGCACCCGGATGGAAAATTACATCAACAGATGAAGATAAAGTATTGTTCACATTGGAGACTGTGTAATGAATTCAATCACAGCATTCTTCCATCATCTCTTTACTCCTCATTGTGAACATTGTTTAGAGGAACGTAGAGAATTAAAAGCAGAGAATAAGATTTGTGAATCTTGTGAAACTCTGCGTAAACAATTAGAGATTGCAAATTTTGAAAAAGAACGATTACTTAGTAGATTGTTAGAAAAACCTGAGCAGCCTATTGTAGATAATAAGCCTGTTAATATTACACCCCCTAAAACTATTCCGTGGCGTGTAAGGCAACAAATGTTAGAACAGGCTGATAGAGATAAGGCTATGGCATTACGTAATGCCGCTAAACCTGATGTTAAAGTAAGCACTGCTGATTTAGAGAAAGATTTCGTGGAGGATAACGATGCCGTTCACGGAAGTAATGCATAAATTTAAGCATGGTAAATTACATTCGGGTAGTAAAAAGGGACCTAAAGTAAAGAATCGTAAGCAAGCAATCGCTATTATGTTAAGTGAAAAGAAAGCGGCTGCTGGTGGAAAGACTGAATATCAACCAAAAATTGATACAGGTCCTTCCAAGAATTTAAGGAAAAAACATCATGTTTGATACTGGACCATCCAACGGATTTGCTGCTTCATTATTACAGCGAATGCGTCAGCAAGGCATGGGAATGGGAACACAGCCTACTATGGGAACTGGACAAGTTCCCCCAATGGGTAGTGGTGATTCCAATAACTATGCAATGCCCGGAGTAATGCCTGGTGCCACTAATTTACCTATCGGTGGTATCGATACTGGTCCTAGTGCTAATATTATGCAGCGTATTATGGGACAGATGCAAAATCCACAGTCTCCTAATATGCCTAATGGACCTGTTAGTCCTGCGCAAAAACCGAAAATGACTATGCAGGAAAAGTTAAGTCCAAATCGTCCCGGTATGTGGGGTAAGTATAACGCTATTACTCAGGCACTTCCTTCATATAACTTTGGTTCTTTTTAACTCTAATGACTAAAAAGACTCCGCCGGAAATTATAGCACTTCTTCGCAAACTCAAATCAGAGTTTGAGATTGAAGATACTATTGTCCGTGAAAGACAAATTCGGACATGGCGGAGACTTAAACTTTTTTGGGAAGGTTTACATAGAACTTGGTATAGTGAAACTGCTCATGATTGGCGTATCTGGGACCAGGAAACTGTAATTGATGATACCCAGCAGGATTATTATGACAAACCCATTAACGTATTTCGGGCCTATATTGAATCTATCATTGCTGCCTTGTCAGTGGTGGTTCCCCCAGTTAAGTGTTATCCCGACGATGCCGACAATAATTTAGATTTACAGACTGCAAAAGCTGGCGATAGAATTGCGAAATTACTTTATCGTCATAATGATGCTCCATTACTTTGGATTCATGCCTTATTCATCTATTGCACTGAAGGTATGGTTGGTTGTTATACCTATGCAAAAGAAGATGAATCATATGGAACTTATGAAAATAAAAAATATCAAGATACCACAGAGGAGCATCAGTATGCTCGATGCCCCACTTGTGGCTATAATCTTTCGGATGAAGTAACTAATAGTCCTGAAGCACAGCAATTTAAAGATAAGATGGAGCAAAATGAAGATAAGTTTGCTCCAACTGATGATGATATTCCCATTCAGGATTATATTAATGATGAAGGAACAGACCTTTGTCCTCAGTGTGCTCAGCAAATTATTCCTTTAATCGTAAAGGAAAATTTAGTAGTTACTAGACTTATTGGTATTACTAATGAACCTAAGTCTAGAATTTGTATGGAAGCTTATGGTGGATTAAATATCAAAGTTCCATGTTGGGCGAGGACACAAGCTGATTGTCCTTATTTACGTTTTTCATATGAAACTCATTATTCTAATGCAATTGAACGCTATGGTGAGTTAGATGGTAAAGAATTACGTGATAAAATTCGTAAGATGGAAGGGGGGCGTTCTCCATTAAATGAGGAATGGGCTAGATTAAGTCCCCAATATAATGGTGAATATCCGACCAGCGTAGTTACAGTTAATAATTGGTGGTTTAGACCCTCAGCATTTAATTCATTGGATGATGAAGATGCTAAGCGATTAAAAGATTTATTTCCTAATGGCTGCCACGCAACCTTTGTAAATGATGAGTTTGCTGAGGCATGTAATGAGGCAATGGATGATTGCTGGACGTTGACTTATAATCCATTGTCTGACTACATTCATTTTGACCCATTAGGATTACTGTTAACGAGCATTCAGGAATTAACAAATGATTTAATTTCTCTTACCACTCAAACTATTGAGCATGGTATTGGACAAACATTTGTTGACCCTGAAACACTTAATTTTGATGCATATCGTCAGTTAGAGGCAACTCCTGGTGGTGTGTATGAAGCTAAAACTAAATCTGGTAAGCAGTCTTTAGGTGATTCATTCTATGAAGTAAAAACTGCTTCATTATCTGGAGAAGTATTACCCTTTTTCAATAATTTACAATCACTTGGACAATTAGTTTCCGGTGCATTACCATCACTTTTTGGTGGTGCAGTTCAGGGTGGTGGAACAGCATCAGAATATTCCATGTCTAGAGCGCAAGCATTACAGCGCCTACAAAATACATGGAAGATGTTAACTTCGTGGTGGAAAAATATTTACGGTAAAGCTATTCCTGCATTTATTGAGGAAACTCAAGAAGATGAAAGAATGGTTGAAAGAACTAAAGATGGTAATTTCATCAATGTTTTTATTCGTAAATCTGAATTAGAAGGCAAAATTGGCCGTGTTGAGTTGGAAGCTAATGAAAATCTTCCAATGACATGGAGTCAACGTAAGGATGTTATCATGCAATTACTTCAGACTGGTATTCCTGAAGTGTTGCAAATTATTGGTGCTCCCGAAAATCTTCCAATTATTCGTGAAGCTATTGGATTAGACGATTTCTTCGTTCCCGATGAAGATAATGTTGAAAAAGTTTATGATGACATTCATCAATTATTAAATAGTACTCCTATTCAAGACCCGATGGCTGGTAATGAAATGCCATCGATTGAAGTTGACCCAACATTTGATAATCCAGTAATTGGATTTGAAATTGTTCGTAAGTGGGTAATTAGTGAAGCTGGTAGATTAGCCAAAATTGATAATCAAGCAGGTTATCGTAACGTTTTATTGTATGGACAGCAGTATAAAATGCTGCAAGTTCAATCACAGATGCAGCAGCAACTGATGGCTCCTCAAGATAATGGGAGTGGTGGTGCAGCCCCTAATGAGAAGCCCAATAAAGATACTAGAGCACCCATAAAGGGAGAGAACGATGTTCCGTCTGTTCAATAGATTTTATTCACCTGATGACACTGGTTCTGGTGGCGGTGGGCCTCTGTCTAATGATAAAGATGATGTTATTAAATTTATGGGGGATGATAATGAGGATACAGAACCCCCGATTGATTTAGAAGAACCAAAGCCGAAAAAGAAAGTTTCCCTAGATGTTAACGACGACGATACTGACGCTGACGATGATTCTAATGTACCAGATGATTCTGACGATGAGGATAATGAAGCTGGAGAAGATGGTGAAGATGATGAACTCCAAGCTCTTATTGAAGATGTAGAAGAACCATCAGAAGAACAATTAGAATTAACGACTCCAGTTCGTCGACGTGAGATCCTCAAGAAGTATCCTAATCTATTTAAGGATTTTCCTTATTTAGAAAAGGCATATTATCGAGAACAGCAATATACAGAACTTTTACCTACCATTGGTGACGCTAAAGAAGCTGTTGAAAAGTCCCAAACTTTAGACAGATTTGAAGGCGACCTAATGAAAGGTAATGTATCTACTATTCTTACGGCTGTTAAGGAACAGTCTCCGAATAGTTTTGCTAGAATTGTTGATGATATTCTGCCCACCATTGCAAAAGTTGATGAACGGGCATATCATCATATTTTAGGAAATACAATTAAGCATACTATTGTTAGTATGGTTCAGGAAGGTAAAAAATCTGGTAATGATGTATTACTTAGTGCCGCGCAGATTCTAAATCAGTTCGTATTTGGTAATTCTGAATTTCAGCCTCCAACGAGATTGGCT